ATCCCAGTTTATCTCGCCTCTGGGGACATCCGGTGCCATCGCTTCCAGCCCCACCATTGCCGCAAAGAAGTCCGGCTCATTGTCGCGGATGCTGTTGTATTCCTGCCACAGCCGCTGTACCTCCCGGCGCTGCTGCTGTGTTCTGCCGTCGTACCCGCTTTCCAGCTGGCGTTCCCAGAACTTCGTGTTCGCGCCGCTTGCGAAGCCTTCCGCCTTTTGGATGGCGTGCTGAATCTCATGGATGAGCGTGCCCTCCGGTGCATCCCGCAGCTCGTTTGACAGCGTGATGGTGTCCGTCTCCGTGTTGTACTGGCCGTCGATACCTCTGCCGAGGTCTGCGAATTCCAATCTGGTCTTTCGCAGCTGCGGATAGTTTTGGAACAGTTCGTCGTGCTTCAGGAAGTCCGCCAGCGTCTGCCCCGGCACCGCGCCATCTTTTTCCCATCTGGGATTGTATTCCATACCGCTATCGTCAATCTCAAAACGCCACTTTCCGTCACTGCCCACATGCCAGCCGGTTGCCTTGCGGATGCTTTCCATATCAGCACCAAGCTCACGCATTTTAACAGCTTCTTTTAATGTTTCAAGGTTTGCTTCGTTTGCATTAGCGCCGGCATAGCTGTACTCAAGCATACTTTCGCCGGCAAGCCCTTCCTCTTCCATGATTACATCGAGAGCCGCGTCAAATTCCTCGTCAGTGATTTCTCCTTTTGAATATGCTTCACGCAGCGAGCGCACGTCATCATGCGTTGTCATTTCGCTTGAGCCGTTTTCGTTTAATGCTCTGGCATAAGCGTCTCTCGCTTTTGTTAAAAACGCCCGTTCCTGCGCACTGTTTATCCCAAGTTTCGCAAGTATCTCGTTAATCCAGTTTAAAAACCTTTGGCCGATACTTTTGTTTTCATTTACAAGCCGGCGTATGCTCTGCTCGTCCGTCAAAAGATTTTTTTCAATATACTCAGCTATGATCTCCTGATCTACACTCAAAGCTCCGCTCAGTGTTTTTCCATGCCTGGCATACATTTCAGCTTTTTTCCGGCGCAGATCCTCAACGTTTAAACCCTGTTCCGCTATTCTCTCAAGAACGATCTCCCGGAGTTCGCCGTATGCCTCAGATTCCTCAATACTGTGCGTAAGCTCGTGCGCTATGATCTGCGCCGCAGGATTCGTGCTGCGGGCATTAATATATATTTCACCGCTATCATTATCGAAATATCCGTTTTCGCCGGCATCGGAACTTTCATAAAACACCACTTTTCTTCCGATAAGCTGTGAAATGCGCTGCACGCGTTTAAAGGTGTTTGCATCAACATCATATTGTATTGCGCTGCGTTCAAGTTCCGTCTCTGCAGCCTCTATGGCACGCTGTTTCCGGGCCCTGGCTTCAGCCTGCTCCGCTGTAGGCAGCATTCCAAATTCATATTCCTGCTCAGTTACAAACGGCGTCTGCGCGCTTTGTGCGGTCTCAAATGCGCCTTGTTTTGTGTTTTCTGCTGCGCTTTTACTTTTTGCCGTCTCTACCATAAGCGCGCCAATTTCTGTGTCGCTTATATCTGCTCCGGCGTTCATCTTATTTTGAAGCGCATTCGCAAGCTTGTGCGCTAAGCTTTCCGGGGCCGTCTCAAGTCCGTCACGGATGATTTTCTCTATGCTTTCATCGCCCATTTTACGAATAAGGCCGCCTAACTGTTTATCTACCGTCGCGCGCTGCTGCACCGTCGATATGTTTGTGCTGCCTTCAAGACCGATCGCGCTCAGGAAGCCGAGCAGTGCACTGTATGCGACCTCTTCAACCGCCGGTGCATCGTATGCCTCATCAAACACCAAAGACGCAAACAAAGGTTCTATAAGTGTTTGTAGCCCTTCTTCTGTCGCCTCGCTGAGTCCGGACGCGCCAAGTTTTGCCGCCACCCGAACAAAAGCCTTGTCGATCGACGCTATTTTGTTTGCCATTGCCGCGCCAGATACTTTACCGCCAAGCTTTGTGATACCACCGAGCAGATACTGAAGACCGGCCTCTGATGCGCCAACAAGCGCGGCATACGTTCTCGCTCTGTCCGGATCGTATCCCTCACGTATTTTCTCGGCATATGCATTTCCAGCCGGGGATGCGCCAAGCGTCGCCGCGCCTACAAACTGGCCAACGCCGGGCGCCACAGTACCGGCAGCCATCGAAAGCAGTACCGACGGTGCCACATTTGACGTAGTCTGCAGAAAATCAAATGCAAGGCGCCCGGCGTTGTTCAAGTCTTCTCTAGCCTGCTGCCCTGCGTACTGATAATGTGACGTGGGCAGGGCGTCTTTACTAAACAGCTGTGCCGCTCCTGTTTTAAAGCTGTCAAGCCCAGCCGGCATAGCTGACATGATCTTCTCAAATTTGTTTTTGTCGGCGGCGATATCCGTTCCCCATCTGCTCTGCAGGTTATCCGATACTCTTACTACATTTCCTGCGTCATCGGTCTCAAGCACGATCCTGCTGTTGAGATGTTCAAGGTACTCGTCCGCAGCCGTCTGTCCTTCTGTCGCATAAAGGTAATTGTACACACCGATTTCTTCATCAGTCATGTACGCATACTTTGTGTATTCGCCGTACTTGTCCTGCTGACCTGTGCCGGCGCTCACTCCCTCAACAGTGTTCCTGTATCCGTTTATGTCGTTAATAAAGTCGTACTTATCGTCGCCGTTGCTGCGCCAAAGGCTCACCTTATCTGTTGTGCGCTTACTTCCGGCGGCGGCACTTTTCTCGACGAAGTCTTCCGCATTTACAAGATCATCATATCTAAACTCATTTGCCCATGTCAGCTCATCATTGAGCAGCATCCGCTCCTGCCGCAGTTCATTGAGCTGCGTTTTTATCTCCTGCATCTGCTCCTGCAGCACAGCAGATTCAACCGTCCACTGCGCGATCTGCTGCGCAGATCCTCTGCGGCCGCTCGCCTTGTTCATAAGCGCATCAGCCTGTGTCTTTATGCCTTTGTAGGCGGTATCAAGTTCGTTAATTTCAGCATCGATCGTGTCAATATTGCCCCTGACGCTGTCAGTATCCCGCACCGTGCCGCGCCATTTCTCCCACTCAGCCTGATTTTCAGTCATGTAGCTCTGATATCCGCTCACAGCGTCATTGTACGATTTTACAAGGTTCTGATAATTCGTATACGCCTGTTTTGCATCATTGGTCTGTGTCTGATACAGCGTCGTAAGCGCATCGACCTCTGATCTATTCTTTTCAAAAAGCACCTTGCCGAGCGCGTCAGAAACATTTGCATCGAAAGAGTTCATTCTGTTTCGGGCGCGCTCAAGTCTCGTCTTGGTATCTTCAAGCCTTTTATACGACTCGCTGATCCGTTTTTTTGACTCCTCGACCATCGCGCCAAGTTTTTTTACAGACGTCTCTTTTATTTCCCGGTCTGCAAACAGCGCCGGCTGTGTGTAGTATCCCTGCGACGTTGTCTTTCTGTTCTGCTCGGTGACGCGGTCTGCGTATGCGTTCCTTACGCTACTGTCATATTCGCCGCGCGTCAGGCCGCCGCTGCGCTGTCCGACATTTGAGGCTACCGTGTTTGCTGTTGTTGAAACAGACTTTGCTGTGCTTACAGGCGAAACCGCTTTATTTACGAGCAGTTCCGCTGTTTTTGTCGTCCCCTTTTTCCGGAGAGCTTCAATTCTTTCTTCAATAGTTGCCATAAGGAACCTCCTGGGCTCTTACATTCCGACAAGTGAAAGCAGTGCGTTTTTCTGAGAGTTATTCAAGTTCGCCCGCTGTATCATGTCCGCTATCGTGGCGGCGTTATATGATCCGGTCATTATCTGGTTGTAAAGCCTCTGATACTCTCTGCCGTTTTCTTCCATGTTTCCGGCTATATAAAAACCGTTATTCTGAAGATCAGCCGCCGATACGCCCGCTGCTACAAGCTGATCCCACTCAGCCTGTGTAAGTTCTTTGCCGTTGTATGTCTGCTCGATCTGATCAAAGACATTGCCGGGAGCTGCAGTATCGCCCGCGACAAGCGCTGCATAAGCGTCAGCAATAGTGTTGTATCCCTGTTCGATCATAGCCGCTCTGCTGTTGGATCCAAACATACCGTCTGGCGTCACGCCCAGCGCGTTCTGCAGCTTAACAATATCCGATGAGTCGTAGCCCTCGTTGTCGAAGCTGCCGCCGCCACCGCCACCGCCACCGCCGCCGGAGCCAACAACAGGAGCCGCAACGCCGCCTACATTAATCCCCAGTGCCTGCAGGCCGGAGTAATCTCCATACTCAGCCGCTAGCAGCGCTAAGTTATACTGTTTTTCCCAATCTGTCTGTGCCTGGTTATACGCCTCATTACGTTCTGCCGCCTGGCTGTTTATCTCATCAAGCAAAACATTGTAATTAAACTCTCTGTCAGCGTTGTACTGATTGAGCTCATTAAGGAATTTGTTATATTCGATCTGTTCAAGGCTTGTGGCAGTGTTCAGGTTGTTGCTGATCATGTTATAAGCATCAAGCCATGCATTGTAATCAAAATTCTTGTCAGTATTGTACTGCGCCAGCGCAGTGAGATATTTATCATAATCGCTCTGTTCGGCGCTCTGTACAGCACTAAGGCCGCTCAGCTGCATATTATAGTCATTAAGATATTTGTTATACGCGAGCTGGTACAGCTCCGGTATTTTATCCGTCATCTGCGCCGCATAATAGTTTGCCGCCTGTCCTGCCGCTGTCTGTGCATAGCTGGACGGTATGCCGCCGGTTGCCGCCGCAGCCGCCCCAAGCGCATCCTGCGTCGCCCTCTGTCCTTCTCTGGCATACTGTTTGCGATACTGTTCATACAGCTGATCTGTCGATGGATCATAAACAAACTCCTCGCGGTTAACAATCTCACCAAGCATCTGCTGAATAGTATCGTCATATCTGTTTGTATACTCCGGTGCCGGCACAGCATACTCGTAGTTGCCGTAGTTTTTCTGCTGTTCATAGAGATCAGCTATATCTCCTGCATAGCTGTTTGTGTAGTTCGGCGCTGTGCTGCTGCCGAAGCTGGACGGAGACAAGGGCTCAAGATAAAAGCCGCTGCCATCTGAACCGCCTTTATAGTTGCCGTAGCTGCTGCGGATATTCTCCGCCCCAAGGTTGGCCAGTGCCCGCGCTTCATCCGTTGTTGCGTTCAGATAATCCTGTTTATATTTAAGAATGCTCATGCCGGCATCCGGATTTTGCTGCGCCAGCGCAAGATCCGCACTTGAAAACTGATTGTATAAACCAGAGTTTTTTGCCGCCTGCTCAAACTGTTCGTATGTATAAGTAGCCATTTTTATCTCCTTTCTTACAGCTCGCTTCCTGAATAGCTTTCGCGTACAAGTGAATAAAGCTTCCAATCGCCAACACCATCAAGTCTGATACGAAAGTGATCACTGCGGCGCGGGATTATCGGCAGATAAAAGCTCCGTTTCACAGTCGTGCTTAATTCACTCACCTTCCGCCACACACCATCAGAATCAAACTGCATGTTGACAGTTACCGACGCGTTGGCCTCGAGCTCAATGCGTAGCTGTAACTTCGACGTGCCTTTTTTATTCGGGTCGTTCTCGACGAAATCTCCAAACTCCGCCGCACTTTCAACTGCCCCTTCCTGTACCGCACCGGCCGGCGCTTCCCTTGCATTGCCGTTAAGCCAGATATTGCCCTGCGCATCGAGAAAGTACAATTCTTCATTCCATCCAAATCCCACAATCTCGATATCATCCTCCTTATGCCACAGGTTTGTCCTGGTATCAAACACAAAGAGCGACCAGACGTCATCAGTGTTTTGCATTGAAACGTAATATTTGATCCCGTCGCTCCCGGCGACGGCATTTTTATACCTCTCAGTGCCAAACGAAGCCGCAGCGTTCTGCGGGATTCCACCCGAATATGCGACTATTCCGCTGCGCGCAAGATAAAAAAGAATCTCACCGGCAATGGCGCAGCTTCCCCAGCTTCCGCTCTCAACGCCAAGAGATGCGCTGCCCATCACCTGAAAATTGCTCGGTTTGTCTCCGTACACTTTGTAAATGTTTTCCTCTTTAAAAAAGCACGGATACCCGAGATAGCTGCAGCATCCGGTAAAATCACCCGCGCTGCCGACGTCAACTGCAAAACTGTCTGTCGATATGCCGTCATATACATTCCAGTTAAACGGGTCTCCCAGCTTTGAGGCATATATAGTGTCGTTTTTACAGCCCCACAGCCTGTTTTCGTTTTCGCAAACATAATCAAGTTCTGGCACAGTCCTGGCGATCGTCACTGTTTCTGTATCCCCGCCGTCGTTAATGAGAAAACTGTTTTCATAAAAGCGCAGATAATCTCCATCGATCTCGCGTATTATAATCGTGACATTGTTCTCCGGATGCGTTTCGCAGCCGCTGATCGTAACAGCATCGCCTTCTCGAAAGATATTTGACCATGCCGCTCCGGAGCTGTGTATAGTGTTTGCCTTCGCCTCTTCCTCTGCGTATGTTCCATCCTGAATTTTTACATCGCCGCTCCATTGCGCCTCCATGCGGCCAAACTCACCGGTAAGTCTGTTGTACCACGCTTTATCCGGTAAAACGATGATATAGGCGCCGATGCCGACAAACTGTTTGCGGCCGTCTGACACCGTGCCTTTGTTTTCACCGTTTGCGTAAAACCCGGTCCCGTCCACCCAGTAAAGGCCGTCTTTTGCGTAAAATCCATTTGGTTTATCAAGAGTAGCCACGCAGTAGCGCGCTTTTCTGGGGCCGAGCAGCGGATAAAAATCACTGCTCATGTTTTTCATATCCCATATCTCGCCGTCATGCGCGGCCAGCGTGTGGTTGTATCCTTTAAACTTAGTCTGTGCCGCTTTTCGGATCCCGTCTGCGTACACCATACGCGGGAGCTTATAACTCACGTATTATCCTCCTCTTTAAAGTTTACAAATCCGTCTAAGGCCTCCAGCATTGCCGGCGATATTCGATCCGGATATTTTATCGTCACCGGCTCTATTTTTTCTCCCACTTCAATTTGGCCGAGTTTTTCCCGCTCAAGAGCGAACCGCTCGCCGGCCTGCGCATCTTTAAGTTTAAAAGTGCCCTCTTTTGACCAGATAATGTTTCCTTTTTCATTCTTGGCTGCGCATTCATCGGTTAGCTTCTTTTCCTGTTCCACGAAAAAGTCCGCGTGCGGCTGCAGTCTTCTTTTAATTTTCACAAGCTCATACGCCGTTTTATAGTCCCACTCTTTTTCACAAAGAATTTTAATAGCTATATAAGCGTCAACACATTTGATAAGCTGCATTCTGTTTCTCCTTACTCAATTAAAACTCCGTTTACGTATACATTTCCGATCAGCCGTATTTCATCAGCCGTAATACTTATTCCGCCCGTGCCGTAAGCGCGCATATATATGTTCTGGTTTGAATCTATACTCATGCTGCCGGCACTTTCTATTTTGAGCGCAAACGGAATATCAAACGGCGACAGCGTATAAAGGAACATTCTGTACCGTGCATTTCCGGAGCCGCCCTGATCGTCAAGCCGGAGGCCTCCGGCAAGGCAGGAGGGTATCGCAGAAATATAGTACATCTCGATTTCCCCGCCTATATTGCCGCTCGAATCCAATACACACCTAAACGTGCTGCCCTCGATGTCTATCGACTTTATCGTGCCGGTCGTTATGTTGTCGCCGTTTATTATTGATTTTCCTGTGGTTTCAAGACTCGAGAACGTGACAACGCCTGTCAGCGTTATACTTTGTGAGCTTATTTCCGCTCCGTTTGCATAAAGGCTGATCTGAGAGCTCAATTCCCCGTTTGAAACGCTCAGCTGAAGGCTGTTTACCGTCTGCACAGCCGCCGATGCGTTGCCCTCAGCTGATGACACCCTTGTAGACAGCGCGTTTGCGGTTTGGCTCAAAGTGCTGATATTTCCTTCAGCAGAACTTACTCGCGAAGCAAGGCCGCTCACTGTCTGCGTAAGCTCTGAAACAGCGCCATCCGTTGCGCTTATTCTTGATATCAACGCATTCGAGGTCTGCGTTAGCGTGGACACTTCGCCTTCCAATCCGCCAACTTTTGTTAAAAGCCCTCCAGCCGTAATTGTAAGCTCCGCAATATTCTCTTCTGCGTCTTCGTATTTGATCCACAGCTGATCCGTAACAAGTGACAAGCTGGCAAGATCGTTTTCATCATTTTCAAGCCTTATCATTAAAGGCTCGGTAATTGTGTTGCCTATTTCAGCAAGTCCGCTCTCGTTAAAATTTCCGGCGTCAAGATTGCCCATGGAATACCGCAGCTGTTCCAAAAGCATATACAGGTAATTTGTTATCTGTTCAAACTTTTCATCGCTGCTTTGCTCCTGTGTAAATTTTGGAAATCCAACATCGGCATTTAATATATTGCTCGGCACTTTGCGCCTCCTTTTCCGGGATATAAGCGCAGGCTGACGCAAGCGCCAGCCCCCACCCGTTTTATTTATTTATCTGTTCCAGGGTCTGCTTCAATTTATCAAACCCAAACATCGCAGCGTATGCAACAGCAAATCCAACAACAACTGCGCTCACAACGTAATACCATTCGATCACAATCGCTTTTGCAGCGCAGAACGCAAAAAATGCGCAAAGCGTCAAAACCATGGACACCACTGACGCCACAATGTTTGTTGCGATTTTACCCTCAAGCAGCTTTTTAAGCACCTCGGTTATTATGTTTGTGCATATAACCAACGCTCCTACGATCGGTATCAGTTCTCCTATATATTTGCTCATATACTTGTTACACCTCCTGTATCGGTTTTTTTCGTTTTGATTTGCGTTACTATATCCGGTCCCAATATTTGCCGCATTGCAATTATTAAAAGCTCTCCGCCCCACAGTCCTATCAGAACTGCAAGTACCGCCGCCGGCATCGGCGTATCAAGTCTGTGATACTCGTATATGACCGAGGCCGTTATAACAAGCCCAACAGTCAGGCAAAGCACTATTATCGCATCGGCAAATATTCTTTTCTTTTTTGCGCTCATTTCTTTTCAGCCGCTCTCTTTGTCATAAGCGCAGTCTCAAGCCTGGTCGCAAGCATCATTGGTCTTGTGCCATCTGTTATGCCGGCATCAATAGCCTCCCGAAGCTCCGCCTGCGCCCATTCCGGGCACTCCTTCCCCGCGAGGAATTCATAAAGCTTGTTGTATATTTCTTCGCCCGTCATTTCTTCATCTCCCAATTCATATTTAGGTCTCCCGTATCCAACGATCCTCGAATAGCTTTTTGCATAGCTTTTTTTGCAGACTCCTCCGCCGTTTGCTACCTCTCCGGATGCCCCCGAAGTGTTTCCTTCTATCGTGTAAACTCTGTCGCTAGCGACCTTGTAAACAATACCCGTGTGTGTGCAGCTGTTTAAATCGCTTCCAAAAAAGATCTGATCTCCCGGAGCCGGGCTTGCTGCCCATTGTTTTGCCTTAACGTAAGCCTGCGCCGCCCACGTGCAGCCGGCGCCTGACGTGGTGTGATTCGTCATTTTTTTCACAAGCTCAGCGCCAAACACTTTAATTAAAACCCAATCAAAAAACACCGCACACCATTCGTATCCGTTTTTAGGCCCGTTATACCATCCCGCGATTTTATCGAGGTCTCGCGCGTACTTTGTCCAGTTGCCGCTCCCGGCATTTGCGGTTGGATCTTCAAGCTGAGAGTTTGACGCTTTCTCAAGATATCCGACTTCTGCCTCGGCAATTTTTATAACATCACTTATATCCGGCATTTTTTCACCTCATTCACCTACACCGCACTTGTCACGTTTCGCAAAATCTTTTTCATAACCCAAGCTGAGCGAGCAGGAATCCGACCAGGGCGGCGGCGATCGTGAGAATAACCTTGTCCACCAAGCCGTCCCACTTTTTCGCCGGTTTCGCCTCGATCTCCTCTACCTTAGCCGTAAGAGTATTAACGCTACCGTTCATCGTCTTAAGCTGTTCAGCCATGACCGCTACAGATTTCGCGAGTTCATGTAATACGATATTTTCGGTTTCCAACTTCTTAATACGTCCTTCATTGCGGAGAGACCGGTCTGTCGTTTCCTGTAACCTTAAGGCGAGCTGTTCGTTATCCATGTTCGCCACTCCTTTTTATTTTGTTTCGACATCCCACGCCGTCCAGTAATCGGCGTATTCGTGTGGCGGTCTGTCCACGTTGTCCCGATTGGCTATGTACACTTGATCTGGGTTTTCAGCTTCGGGATCTGTACAGCACTCGCCGAGCATATAAAGACCGCTCGTTCCCTCACTCTGAACGTAAGGTTTTGCCTTGTAAGGATTGGTGGTGTGTTTCAGGCCCCAGAGCGTTCTGTTATTGCCCGGGTTGTCATTCGGATAGTGCGCGGCGTTGTGCGGGATATTAAGGCCGTAAACTTGGCCGCCATATGCCACCGGCGTACCGACGGGGCAGTCTGTGTAATCACGGCCTGCGTCCCACTCCGGAACAGCCTCCTCTCGGTCAATGATTTCAGTGTCTGTGACGGTACCAGCGGCGGCTTCGGCTCTCAGTTCCAGAGCGTCCGCTGTGCCTTTTTCTTCGATGGTGGCAAGTATCTCGTTTTTCGTCATGCCTTGTTTACCCCCTCTTTATAAGCTTCACTCGCTTCTGCGTCTGTTACCGCGTTTTCCAAAGCTGTCGGCATACCCATTTTTATTGTGAGCAGTCCGTTTCGATGGTCTGTGATATCCCCGGCCTTGCTGTATGCGGACAGGTCAACCTCGCCATATACAGTCATGCCCTCGACGTTCTCGACCTCGTTTACAAGCGCCCACTGGATACCGTCAACAAACAGCGCCGCCGCCTGTATATAGTCCATTTCGAGAATGATGATTCTGACCGCCCTATCGTCCCACGAACGGTCATAATTGCGTCCCTCGATAGAGACGACGGGATAAAGTGTTTCATTTATTTTTACATAAGTCACGCCTCGTTTACCCCTTTCTCATAAGCCTGTGAAGCCTCATCTGCGGTTATAACGTAACCGTCTTTTTCATCGGGAATGGGCTGATCGCTCTCGGTGTATGTCCTGCCGTTGTCAATCGGGTCTATCGCTTCCTCATACAGCGCTCCGTCGCGCTCGATAAGCATCCTGGCATCGGAATATGCCCGCGCATAGCTTACGCCGTCAATTACAACTGTCTGTGTTATTATCATCCGTTTTCCCCCTTTATGCCGACACGATTTTGCTTGCATAGGTTGCCCAGTTCGTCGCAGCTATCCACTCGTCATACAGCGCGGCAGGCACTTTTATAACGCAGTCTGCGTGTATATTTGTAAAGGCATTCGTGTTTGCCAGTGTCGGGACAACCGCACACTGTGTAAAATCGTATTCTCTCATGCCGTAGCAATCCGCAAATGCCATAGCCGCAATGCTTGTAAGTGCACTTGGAAAAACAAGTTTCCGCAGCGAATAGCAGGTATAAAATGCATTTGCCCCGATTTCCGTTGTTCCCTCTGCAATATCGCACTCGGTAAGTGCATAGCAGCCGCGCAGCACATGGCTACCGTTTGGAGCAAATCCGCTTTTCGTGTTGACGCTGCGCAGCACATGGTTTTCCCTGAAAGTATCTACTCCGCTTACCGCAGCGTTATCCGGCACGTCAACACGCAGTAAGCTTCTGCACCAATAAAATGCACCGTCACCTATCCTGCTCACTTTGTTGCTCAATGCTATCCCGCGCAGCGAGAGGCTGTTAGACAAAGCATAGTTGCCGACTGTCAGATTATTTATTGGAGACACAAAAAACTGCAGAGCAACACAGTCTCCGATTGAGCTTGCTTCCACATACTCAATCCTGCTGCTCACGCTTATGCTTTTTAAAGAAAAGCATCGGAAAAAGGCTCGCTGCGAAATGACACTGACATTATCCCCTATCTCCGCTTTTACAAGCGAATTGTAAACAGGCGCATATGGGTAATCATACGGCCCGAGAATGTTGTAATTGTTCATCTGCCAACCGGGCGTAAGCGTTCCGGAAGTTACTTTAAGGCTTATTACATAACTTCCGCCCTCGGCATAGGCGTGCGATTTGCTTACAGTGCCCGTTCCCGGCACTGTCTCAGTGGCCGAGCCGTCGCCCCAGTCGATGGTTACGCCGTTTGCCACGGTTTGTTTAAAATGCGGCGTAATCGTCATGTTTTGCGGCAGCTCCAAATAAAGCCTTGTAGCCCCGTCGTCTGTCGTGTACATAGCGCCGATTGTCATGGGTCGGGTAAGAGCCTTTACGTCGGAAAGCGTCCAGTTCCAGCCCTGACAAATAAGCCCCTCGTGTTCGGGAAGCGGCGGCAGTTCTGTAAGCGTCTGAGCTTCTGCAAGTGTATAGGAATACAGAAGTGTTCCGTCATAATCGTGGAAGTTTACATCTTTCTCAACGACCTTTGCGGGCATTTCCGCGTTTACAAGGACATCTGCCGGACAGTATTTACCGCCGGTTTTAAGTCGCCTTTTTTCTCCTGCGGGGATGCTGACATTAAACTCGCTCATGCGTTTTCGACCTCCCCGTTATAGACAGGCAGTGAAGCCAGGACATCCGCGACCATTTCTGACTTGTCCGCAGCCGTCCAGTAGTCAGTGCCTTTAACGGGCGAGTATCCCGGCGTTCCGGGGTTTCCCTGCGGCCCCTGTTCTCCCTGCGGCCCCTGTTCTCCCTGAGGTCCCTGTTCGCCGGTGTCGCCTTTATCGCCCTTGAGATTTGCAGAGGTTGTTCCGCTGGCAGAGGTTACTTCAAGCGTTGTGCCGACCCAACGATGTGTAACAGACACGCCGTCATTGCCGGCTGGACCTTGTTCGCCCTGTGTCCCCTGCTCACCCTGTGGGCCGGTTTCGCCGGTGTCTCCTTTATCTCCCTTGTCACCTTTTGCGCCGGGTTCACCCTGTTCGCCCTGTTCGCCCTGCGGCCCCTGCGGGCCGGTAAGCGCCGCCAGCTGTTCAGGCGTAAAGTCGGAATAAGTGAACGCATCGCCTTTATCGCCTTTCTCTCCTTTATCACCTTTTTCACCCTGCGGACCCGTCTCGCCATCTTTTCCGTTGGCTCCGGCCGGCCCTTCCGGTCCTCGTTCGCCTTGTGGCCCGGTCTCTCCCTGAGGGCCCTGTTCGCCCTGAGGTCCCTGTTCGCCGGTGTCGCCTTTATCGCCTTTGTCCCCTTTATCACCTTTTTCACCCTGCGGACCCGCGGGCCCCGGATCACCTTTTACGCCAATTTTTCCGCTGTTGGTCCAGTCGTTTATTGTTCCATCAAAAATGTAAATGTCATACTCTCCGGCCTCACCAACGCCGTATGCGTCTCCGATATCAGGATCCGACACAGCTGCTCTAAGCGCGTCAAGCGTCGGGTAAAACCCGTAAACAACAAATCCGCGTCCGATCTCACCCTGTTCGCCCTTCAGCGTCTCAAGCCACTCTTCCTCAGTGCCGGCAAAGCCGTGCTTTACCGCAATGCCATATGCCGAGAGATAATGCCCCGGTTCGCCCTCTTCTTCGTCGGCCGGACGATATCGCTGCGCATACCAGCGCATATATTCTCCAAAAAAAGTATTGAACACCTGCATAGTGTTCTGATACTTGTTGTATTCTCCGTTTGCAAAATCGATCATCGCCGTAAGATACACATTGTAAAGTTTGTCGTGCGGCGGATCTACAAGCATTTTTGTCTCTTTGTCTTCTTCGTAGCTGTAAGTTATGATCTCTTCCGAAGCGAACAGCATTACTTCAGTCTGAACAAGCCCCTCAACTTCGTTTATCCACTGTGTTTTTGTTTCTGCGTCAAACGCATTTGGTTTGATATTATCCGCCATCCGTATTATCGCGGACAAGGTCATAGCCATATCATCACCCCTTTTACAAAAGCCTAAAGGCTGGGCGGCGGCCATGCTCCGCCCAGCCTTCTTTAATGCTTATCAGCTGCTTATAAGTGTGCTGCCGCCGCTTACGCCGCCGACCGCAAACGCTCTCCAGTCATTGAAGCCCGCAATAAATCTCGCGTAGCCGCTCCAAACGTTTGCATCATTGCCGTCATCGATTCGGCTTTTTACCTCAAGAGGAGTGCGATCAAGCCATACGCCGCCGCCGTATTCTTTGTTATACTCACTGGCAAGCATAATAAAGGGTTTTGTTCCGGCAGTAATAAACTGGTTAAGATACGGCCATACAATGACATTCCATCTGCCAAAGTTGTAGTTGAAGCCGTTGTTTGATGTTGCCGGATCCTTGTCTGCGCCTATGGCTGCAAATACATCGCGCTTCAGGCTGTACTCATTCGGGATAACAATAGTATCCGGGACAACATCCAGGATCTCGCCGTTATCGCCGCGGAAGTCCTGCATAGCGACTTCCATCGCCGCAAGTACATTGTTGCTGAAAGCGTCAGAGAACTGGTTCGACTGTGTTCCCTTGTTCAGCTTGCTCGGATGGTTGGTGGCGAACAAACACCTGCCGTCCGCACTTTTAGTGTCAAACACTTTGCCGCTGAAGTTCACTGTTGAAGCGCCGGTAACTGCAGCGCCCAAAAGCGCAGCCGCAAATTTTTCGCGTGTGCGATAGTAAGAGGTTATGAATCCTGCAGGCTGCTTTTTAAGATCCATAAGCTTTGCATCTTCAACGATCTCGCGGGACAGGGAGAAGGAGTTTTTCCATGTCATATGCTCAAGGAATTTGTCAAAACCTTCCTGCATGCCGTCAACCGGATACTCGCCATTTTCGCCAACAGGTTTAAACCCGTCCATGGCGGTCATAGTGGTAAACTTCTCGCCCCAGTGCTTGCTGGTGCCCATGCTGAATAGTTCAGGAATCATAGATGCCTGCTCAAAAGCTTCGCCCCTCTTTTCAAGGAACATACGAATCGGCGCCTGAGATTTGCCAAATATTGAATCCTGCAGGCCGCTGCCTTCGGTAAAAGTGATATTAGCCATTATGTCTGTCTCCTTTCGTCAGATTAGAAGCGCACGCGGCACATAGAGCCGCTGGCGGTGCCGTCCATGTATACCACTTCGGCCACGCCGTCAGTGGTAGTGGCGGTCACGCTCATGCCGTCGGATGCGTGCAAAGTCACCTTGCTGCCCAGCTTGATGCTGGTGGCGGCAGCGGAGAAAGTGGTCTCGAAGACCATATCCTTGCTCACGCGGATGACGGGGATGATGTCACCTGCAGTGCAGGCGCTGTCCTTCTCACACATGGAGATGTAAGTGGGTGCAGTGGTGCCGGTGGCGATGGCGAGGTTGCCAGCGCTCTGCACCAGCGCCATACCTACCTTCGGAGTGATTGCCCCACAAGGCAGATACTCGATGCCCGGCACTCTGCCGTCATCAGTGGAATGAACTTTAAAAGCCATATGCTTTTTGCTCCTTTCATTTACTTTTTCATGTAGTTGTTGTAATGCTGCTGTATCTCAGCCTCGGTCGCGTTGGGATTAAACGCCCTGTACGCTTCTCTGACTTCCGGCGGTACAGATACAGCGCCTGTTCCTCTTGCCGCAGTCTGATCAAGATGCTGCTTGCTCTGCGCTGCGTTGATTGCCGCCTGTTTGGATGCTGCAGCAATACCGCTTGTCAAAGCTTCATAGTTTGCCAGCTTAAACGCATCAACAAGCGTATTGCCGCGTTTCACAAGATCATAAAACTTGGAATACGTCGGCATCTTTGAGATGTCTTTAAGCTCTTTAACACTCGGATCAAGTGCAGATATCTCTTTAAGCTGCTCATCAATTTTTAAGCGCGCCTGCTGCTCCTGCGCCTGTCTTGCCGCTTCTTCTGCAGTTTGCTGTGCTTGTTTTGCTTTCTGCACTTCCGGCAAGCTGGACACAAACTCATCAAACTCCGCATCTGACATACCGCTTTTTTTAAGAAAACGCGACTTCTTTTCAGCTTCATGCTGCGCTTTGTATGCGTCGTATTCTGCCTTTGAATTTATCGGCGTTTTTGTATAAGGATTTGTCAGTCCGCTGTTTTTAAAAGCCTCGTTTATAAGCCGCTCAGCTTCTGCCTTCGCGTCTTCCTTTGCCTTCTGAATGGCCGCATCACGTTCTGCTTCTGCTTTCCTTCTGGCCGCCGCAAAACGCGACCGCTCGTCCGGCGTCTGCAACTTTTCCGTTTCTTCGGCCGTTTCTGCAGCAGTATCGCTGCTGTCAGTGTCCTGTGTATTTTCTCCTGCGGCAGGTGCGGCGGTTTCCTGCTCGTTTTCGCCTTGCGCTTTCTCTGTTTCGTTTGCAGGTGCGGCGGCTTCCTGCTCGTTTCCGCCTTCGTCGATTCCAAATACAGCGCCGTAGTCGATAGTGTCTTCCATGTCTTTCTCCCTTCGGATTTTTCCGCTTTTCCTGCGATATACAGGGTCTTTTTTTAGATCTGTTTGCGCTGCTGCGTGTGCTTTACTTGTTGCCGGTTCTCAGATCTGTGCCGGTCTTTACAACTCCGTTGCCTTTTTTGTTGGTATTAGCCATCGGAGCCTTGACCTTCTGCGCGCCGCTGTTCTGAATGCTGCCTGCGTATCCCTTTTTCTCTGCCATGTGTAACCCCCCTTTCCCATGTTCTTCTTCTTAAGTCAGGGCCACTAAAGCGACCCCTTTACTTTGTGGCCCCAACTTAAGGAGGCCGCGCAATTCGCGGTATTACGGAAAATAATATTTTTAACTCAATAAATGAGGCGGTTTTTATTTGACCTGTGCCGCCGTTGCGGCATCTTGTTTTGCTTTTGCAATAACTGCCTGCGCCACTCGCGGGTCAATGTTTTGCTGAGTCTGCTGCTGCCGCGCCTGCATTTGCTGTATCTGCGCAGCCATCTGCTGCTGTGCCTGCTGCTTTTTAAGTTCTTCCTCAAGATAAGCGCGCGTCTCGCCCGCTCCGGGATAGTGCAGCATCTCCATCTTTGACCAGAACAGGATCAGCGTCTGCAGATTAGTCGGATCCCCAAATGCGCCGGTCTGCAGATTCATGCGTGTTTCCTGCCACATAGCCTCCCGATTTGACGCCAAAGGCGCTGACGTATCGCAGCTAAAAAGAAAACGGTCATTCCAGCACCACTGCCCGGCTGCATCTTTTTCTAAAAAATCGTACCGGTTAAAAGTATCGTATTGCGCATTGCCGTGAATATCATTGGATACCACCGGACGCGGCTCGTCAGTGTACGCAAGGCGAAACTTAAACATTGCTTCAAACAGCGCGGCATAGGCCGCATTTTTCATTACTCGCTTGCTTTCAAGCCTGCCGGCGCTCTGAGCAGCCGCAAATTCTTTGGCTTTCCCGCTGGTTGCTGTGCGGTCGGCTCTGCCCTGAAAACTGTCAGTTATGCCGATAACCTGGCGTGCTTCTTCGTACACCTGGTTCAAATAAACAAGATCCGGCTCTATATTCCCCTGAAGGTCAAATACATCTATCAAAGCTTTTGAAGCGGCATTTCCCGGTCGTATAACCTTCATGTCATCTGCATCGACTTTAATGCTGGCCTCATCCGGAAGCGTGATATAGCTTCCGCTCTTGCACAGCTTATCAATGATTTTTGCTTCGATCCTGTTTGTGGTGTTCTGCTGATCTGCAATTTTGTCAACGTCGCTGTCGCCGAGGAATCTGCCGTACACGCTCACATTCTTCTGCAGAATGACCGGGAAGATGTCCGGCTTGTAGAACGGCACACGGGTAGGCTCTGTGATTACTTCCACCACTGGCAGCCCCAGAGCGTCCACTTCCGTCTCAGACGGGACCGCTCTCTTCACCGCTCCCGGGATCTCACTGCCGTCGCTGAGCTGTATAGGCAGATAAATTTCCTCATATTCCTCGGCAGTCTCTTCCCAGCTCGTCGCTCCGCAATACGGACACCTGTTGCTTTTGCCGCGTATGTGTCTCGGTCCTTCAGCTGCAGCCATTTCTATTTCTTCAATGCTGACATTTGCAGCAGCAGGAATCCCCCTTGCCTCATTCGTTGGATCAGATATCAAAGGTTCAACGGCTCCGCACTTAGTGCAGCGTCTAAGCCGTCTGGCCTGATAATCCTCAAGATCTTCAAGCTCCGTGTCGTTCACCCAGCTATACAGGCCGATTCCGCCTGCATCGTTGCGGTAATAGGCAATGTACTGGGTCACAAGGTCATCTGCAGTGTTATCGCCGTCGCTGCCCTTAATATCCGGTTCCTGTTCCGTCTCGTCCGCCACATTTACACCGTACTTTCTGCGGATGTATTCCTTCGTCTGAGGAATTTTCAGGATGATATAATCCATATCCTCCACGCCGGTATAAACGCCGTCCTGCGGGATGATCTGCTTTGGATGCAGCGTACTTACCGCCAGTTCGCCAATGGTGTAGTGCGTGCGCCGCGTATTGTCCCATTCAACGAGAAAAGCCGCACCGCCCTGTATGGGCACAGTGCGCTCCATCATGTCGTTAAGCTGTTCAAAAGGCATCCTGTCCAATTCATTGCGCAGCATGTCTTCAATAAGCTTTGCTTTCATTTCGTCCTGTGGTCTGTACGCCGTGACCTTCGGCTGCGGAATATTGCTGTCTGTCTGCGCTTCAATAAGTTCTGCGCAGATATTGCGCACATGCGGTGTTTTGTTTTTTCGCTCTCCTGCTACTATCGGCGCTATCGCGTTCGTTCCTTTATACAGCGCCTCTCTGTTGTCCATCTGCGATATTTCCGGATCATATGCCGTCTGATTCGCCGCCAGCCGCTCCTGCCAAATGTGAAGTCTTTCTTTGTTCGTTTTTCGTTTTGCCATAGCTTCCTCCAGTTATCTGATGGGCTTGCCCCATTTTTTTATCAGCATCTCCCGCTCAGCTGCGGAAGCATTTTCGTAATCTTCCCACTGTGACGCCGTCCACTTTTTCGGGCTTTCGCCCGACACCGCGCGCAAACAGCTTTGCTGCGGTCTTATGTAATGCGCAATCGCAAGACTCATAACACAGTCATCATGGGCGCCCGGCTCCGCTTCAGGTCTCAGCGTATTTTCGTTTCGGACAAACGTGAGCATTTCCTGCAGTGTTGTCTCGTCATTGACGATCGTGATATCATCACGCGCCGCTTTTATAAGTTCTGCTATAATGACCGGCCTTGTTTTTGTGTTTGTGAGAAATCCAAAACTGTGTTTTACAGCGTGCGTGTAATCGTCAATGCTCTCCCGGATATACTGTTTCGGATATTTAAGCCGCTCAAGCTCCATTACCGGATATGTTGAAAAGTTTGTTTCAAGTCCTATCAACGCTGTGTTGTAATAAATACCAAGGCAATATACCTGGCGCGCAAATACATCCTCGTCAAATTTGCCCCGCAGCATACACACCTGTTCTCCCGTCCGATTGTCCAGGACCTGCGCAACAAAACTGTCACTTCCTTCGCCCGCGGTATCTCCGCCGATAACATACGGCACACCCGGTTCAGGCTCTTTATAGATCCGCACGCAGCCGCTCTCATCATTCATCCAGCTGATATCAGACAGCCGTAATCCATCGTCCGAATATAAAAACAACCCGGTATGCTTTGGCTTGATTTTTTCCAGCAAACGCGCATTTACCGCCTTTGCATTAAACACAGTTTTTCCTGTTACGCCCCACATGCCCAGGCAGTAAACCTGATAGTAATATTCGTTAGTCTCTTTAAATGCCTCAAGCGTCTGGATTGCGCTTTTTGCCAAGAACCGGTTGTCTTTGTATGTGCTTTCGTGAACGCGCGTTCTGCGCATAGCTTTTTTACGTTGTTCCGGATCCTTAATGTCAAAATCAAAAAAGCGCTTTTTAAGCCAGTGCTGCGAGCTGATCGGGTTGAATGTCAAAATGATTTGCTTATAGTTTTTTGTTTTTGTTCGCAGTCGAATGTCTAGCTGGTCAAAGTCGCTCTCGAGAAGCTCGCTGGCTTCCTCGATCCATATGCCCGTAATGTCATAAACGGATTTGAGCTTTTCTACATCATCAAGGCCGGCAAATAAAATTTCGCTTCCATTTTTAAATCGCATATACATGTCTCCGCTTTTGCCGCGCGGTATATATGCAATCTTATCTGAGTAAAAGTCGTATGCCTGATTTCTTAATTGCTCAAAGCAGCTTTCGCGCAAAGTCCTGGCAACTTTTCTCACTACAAGCCAGCGATGCTCCGCCTCAGTCGACACCCGCTCAAGCGTTTTTCTGCCTGCAAATATGCTTTTTCCGCTGCCGCCGCCGCCCTTCAGCACCAGATATCTGTGTGTATCGGCAAACAGCGGTATGAAAGTTTCGTTATTTGACTCGCACAGCTGGCTGTACCACAGTGCAAGTTCATACAGTTCGTCGATGCGCGCCTTGTCTTTTCGCGTCACTCGTCCTCACTGTCCTCGTCTATGTATTCCGGAAAATTCTCCATCGCTTTTACGTTTGCAATGACCGCCAGCTTGTCGTACACGCTCATGTTTTGCCGCTCTATGCTTTTTCTCGTTTCATCGTCAAGCCCTACCTCCTGTTTTTGTTTCCAGCCGAAATTGTTTTGCAAATTGAAAATGATTCCTTGCACGCCTTTTGTCCTGGTTAAAAGCTCTTCTTCCAGATAAGCCTCGATCCTTGCGCGTGTCTCAGAAGTAATTGCTTTAAACTCCGGGTGCTGCTTTGTATCGCAATAGTTTTGCCACGTGCTGCGGTCGATCCCAAGATACAAACACAACGAGCTGACAGACGGCGGCCGGAGATACTCAGTCAGTTTGATCTCGTCGCCGTCATCGTTGCAGATAGGCTGTCCAAGCGCGTCCAAAGCCGGAACAGTTCGACTGATACTGTGAAAATAGCGTTCAACAGCTTCAGCCAGCGCTTTTTTACTGCCGTATTTTTTTGGTCTGCCGGGTTTCATATCGCCTTACTCCCTTCGGCGCTTATATGTTCGCGCGCGCATGTGCGCACACGCGCGCTTGTCGTGGGGAAAAATTAAACAACGCTGTCAGCGCCCGCCCTCCGCCATATTTTCGCAGCGTCTTATCCCTTGCGCGTTAAACGCGCACTTCCTTACGTGGAACGTACCACACTTCGTATGTCGCGGAGTCTCAACTTTTCAAAACGCAGCGTTCACAGATAAAGCAAAGGCCGGAAGCAGCATCCAGTTGCCCCCGGCCTTTGTTTCTACAGCGTTTTTAAAAATTCTTCATAGTATTTCCGCACTATCCTGTATAGCGTCGCTCTGCTGATGTAATACTTCATCGTCAACGCCGTTGCCGTTATGTCCGTGGTCACAAACTCAAACAAGGCTGCGCTGTATTCCCCACCCGCCGTTTTACAGATATTACGTATAACCGTGCGCGTCTCTGCCGGCAATTCCTTATACCTTCTCGACGCAAAATATACGTACCCCTGTTTGTCATAATTTGCTTTAATGCCCTTTTTATACCGGAACATTTCCCCACGCCTTTCTTTTCAGCGCTCGCAGAACATATCGCAGCCTGTATAGCTTTCTCTTATAGGACCGCCGGCAGTTTTAAACTCCACCGTATGCCATCTGTGCTTGGGATGTATATAAACGACAGTTCCGATTATTGCGCGTGAAGTCATTTTCCCTTGTTTGTTTTCAAACTTAAGCGACACCGGCACTCTTTTCACCTTGTCGCCTACTCTCAAAGCACCTTGCCCCCGTGTCTGTACGGTCTGCTCTTGTTGTAGGTGTGTTTGATATACAAAAGCGTATCAATATCAACGCCCTTTTGGCCGCACCAATCCAGTATGCGTATAAGGCAATCTATCATCTCGATCGCAACACCTTCAGGCTTTTCGCCTTTCCAGCAATTCGGGTCATGCATGATATCATAATCTGCATTGCCCATCGCCGCGCTTACCGGATTTGGAGTCTTATACCAGAAAAGGCTTCGCCCGGTGCGGTATTCTTCCAGCGCCTCGCTCAGTTCACTGTGGCAGAGCGCAATAATGTCGCCAAAACTTCGCTCTTCATCCCACCAGCCGTGATCAACCGCGTTTAAATGGATCTCTTCGGCTAAATCGTTAAGATTAACACGCCTGCCCCTGCCAACAAGTTCCGCGATCTTCTCTCCGAGTTCATTGAAACTCTGCGCTTTTTTGATATCCTCCATTTGCATACCTCCGTCATATTATTTACGGCGTTTGTATTCGCCGCGGTATTCTCGTTTTCGCCGCATCTCAAAATGGATATATGCGCCACGGTTTATGTTGTTGCGGCACCAATAAGCCTCAACAAGTTCAAACTCCGGATATCTTTTTTCAAAAATATCCTGTCCGCATCCCGATTCAATAGCGTCAACAATATCCGCTATATCCTCCATCGTCAGCTGGCCGTCAAACTGCACCGGCTCCGGTATTACAAGATTCTTGCTTTGATTCCAACGCTTATAAAAATGCTTGTCCTTTACCATGTAGTGCGCAAGACCTGACACGCCGTCATCTCCAAACTGCAAACGTTTAGTGTTGGCATATCCTCTGCCCCAAAGGTGCTCAACAACGTCGCGATCAAGGCCACCGGAAACAATCAAATGATGATGTGCACGGCCGGTTCTTTTTCCGTATTCAGTGCAGCTTATGTATTTAAACTCAATGCCGGCATTTAAAAAACGGCGCTTAAGTCGTCTGATAAAGTTTTTCAGATCCCGCTGTGCCGTGCTCTCGTTTTCCGGCTCACAGCCCGTTCTGTAAGTAAGATGCAGCGCAATATCTCGCTCGTTAAAGTTCGCATGAACCAGGCGTGCAAGCTTCTTCTCTGCATTACGCTGATTAAGGCGCTTTTGAATATCAGACGTGGGTTTGCACTTTTTTCTTCTCTGCCCTGCGTTCTGAAATACCGGGTATATATCGCCATCAACATAGTCGCCGCAGACATACACGCTCTCTCTGTTAAAGTATTTTCCTCTGTACATATCTGCCGTCATCTCCAGATACCGGGGGGAGGAGAAATTCTCTCTGCCCGCGTTTTCTCCTCCCCCCGGAGCCCCCCGCCTCTTTTCGCGAGGCCTGGGAAATAAAACACTTTTATCTTCTGTGTACAGCCTAATATCAAGCCGGGATCTTTTGTTTTGGTTCTTAAGTTAAGATTGCTTACAAGCCCAAATTCACGCGCGCGCGTGAATTATATATATGTATATGCTTTTTGTAGCGCCGGAGCGCTCCAGCCTGCCCATGCACCGCACAAGCAGGATGCAAAGCTCCGTTTTTTACATCACCCGATCAGGCACATTCTTTCTTTTTCGGGCACCACGCCGGGCGTGCGCTGCCGCACGTCGCCGCATGGTGTCCTGTTGGATATGTCTGCACCACGCGTCCGCACCAGTTTCCCTCATGGCCACAGCGCAGCGCGCTCCTGTTCTTCGGCCAATGTTCATCAAACGAACACTCGCACTGACAGCAGCATTCCTTTGTGCCGCTCACACTCACCCCTCCTCGCAATCTAAAGAATATGCGTTCAGGCCCACAACCATCGCCGAATCACTTCCGCCGATGTAACGGTGTCGCAGGGCAAGCCATTCTTCGTGGTTTGCTGTTTTTACTTTGGTGATTTCGCCCACTTGTTACACCTCATTCCCCCAGCAATCCCAGCCGCCCGCATATTGGCGGGCAAACAACTCAATGCGTGGCAAATCTCCGCAAAGCTGAACAATTCTGTCACGGGTTTCATCTGGTTTTTTTGAATGCCGCTCAACGGGTGACATGATAACGCTGTGAACATTTGCTGCATTGCGCTTTGGCTTTCCTTTCGTGGCAATCAAGCAAATTTCGGCATTTGCCCGTGTCCACCTCCCCATCCCCCAAAACAACGATTCAGATTTTTTGTTCTGTTTAATCCATGTGAAGCCACAGGTTTTGTATTCAAACCCCCATGCCTTAATCAAGGCAAAGCACTCGTTCAGTTTCGGCATTGTGACCCACATGAACAAAATTGCATCATCGGCAGCAATATTCTTGATCGGAATATCACTAATCTCTTTGGAATTCATGACGGGATATTTGCAACAAGCACCACGATTCCCCGAAAGTGCTTTGTCTTTGTATGCCCAAGGGGGGATCGGCATAAATGATGTTATATTTCTTGTCCGTATTGAAAATATCAACCCGCATTATTCGTTTTCCTTCCTAAAATATGTCTCCATACACTCCGGGCAGATGTTGTCACCGTTGATCAGATAGAAGTGGTCATTCTGAATCACTCTATTTCTTAGATTCTTTTTCACTTTTCTCACTCCTCATACGGACTCTTTAGGCTCCAATCCCACACAGCGTTGCCGGACCATTCTTTTCGGAAATAGTTATGTATTCCGTCTCCGTGGAAGTAGTAATAATCGGCCGGAAGCACCCTGCCTACATCCTTTTCCCCTTCTTTTTCGCGCTGCCATCTGTCCAACACATCAAACGCAAGCTTGTATATCTCAGGCAACACAGGATTCTCTCTGTCATAACCGTGAAACTGCATATCCTGTGCAGCCGCTTCAATAACATCATCCGGCCAATATCCACTGTCATCGTCAACACGGTTCAGTACGCACCAGATAACAGCCGCCTGTTCTGTGGTGGAGCAGCCTCTGGCCTCTCCGTACACGACTTTTGCAAGTACTTCCGCCTCCGCTGCATAATCACGCACCGGCACACATGTCTCCAAGGTATCCGCCTCACACGCCGCCGCGATCAGCTCCGGTGCCTCTGAGCGCTCATCGCGGCTCACGCACTCCGGTACGCAGTGTTCCGCCAGTACAGACTGGGCGTCAGCCTCATTCGTCGTGTTTTCCGCTCTCGCATCTAATATCAAAAGCAGCAGAAGTAATGCCGACGTGATGATAACCCCATACAAAAAGCCAACCCTCCGTGCGTGTATAGTCTCCGCACGCATACGTGCCTTTTTAAATTCGTGTGTCTCTCCCCGCTTGATCGTGACTACAAATTTTTGCGTCCGCATGTCGCTCCTCCTCAAAACGGAAGATCATCGTCGCTGTCGCTAATTTCTTCATACTCATCTTCCGGCAGATCTTTACCGAACGCATCATCACCCTTGCGCTTATTGTCCGCAAAATATACAGACGTCGCGGCAATCTCAGTATTTGTTCTGTTTTGACCATGCTTGTCCTGCCATGTTCGCGTCTGCAGGCGCCCGTCAACAACAGCCGCGCGGCCTTTATTAAAATATTTCGCAACAAACTCAGCTGTACCGCGCCAGACCACAACGTCAATAAAATCGGCGCGACGTGCGCCGCTCTCATCCGCTTTTCCATCGCGCTCAACAGCCAGCCTAAAGCTGCATACCGCAGTTCCCGTGCCTGTTCTCCGCAGCTCGGGATCCGCAACAAAACGTCCCATTACCGTCACATGATTCAGCACCAGTCATTCTCCTTTTGTTTTTTACCTGTGTTAAATACCGTATTTCGCGACATATTCGCCATACGTCATGCCGGCCTCTCTGGCAGCCGCGGCAATTTCCGATAAAGTCTTAGGTTTTTCAATTTTTGGCTTTCTCTTTGCTTTTGGTTTTGTCGCTTGTCGGTCTAAGTATTTTCGCCGATGGCGCAAATTCTGTTCGCGCTGAACAGCTGCACGGCACTCGTTTCCGCAGTATTTTGTCTGTGTATTATTGTGCTCAAACGTCTTGCCGCAGTACGCGCAAACTTTTTCATACATCCGCGTCATCCTCTGCAACCTCAACAAACTCACCGTCCACGACCTTGTACCACACATTCGGCTTTATCTTTTCGCCGTCTACAACCGCAACCGCAACGCCCGTGATGTTGCATTTATCATCGTACAGAGTTTCGGAAAAAACAGACCACATGCCGCCTTTGTATCTGCTCTCAACGCCGCCGCGAATGTTTGACCAGCCCCCGCCTGTGAGCGCTGAACTGTACCCGCCTGTGAGCGCTGACCAGTCCCCGCCTGTGAGCGCTGACCAGCCCCCGCCTGTGAGCGCTGACCTGTTACCGCCTGTGAGCGCTGACCAGTCCCCGCCTGTGAGCGCTGACCAGCCCCCGC